TTAAAAACTAATCATAGTCGTGAACCACAAGAACTATTAACTACAGAAATTTTATGGAATGGAAAACATAATAAATTTATAACTGAAAATGGAGGTGCTACTTGTAGCTGTTGTGATGGCAAACGGTTTCGTGAAGCTAATTACAAAGACTTTCCTCTTTGGGTTATTGAATATAATTGTGTTAACGGTGAAAAATATGTAGTTATGGATGGTAAGCATAGACTAAATAAAGCTATTGCTGACGGTGAAACAACTATAAAAGCATATGTTTACTCACTCGCTGAGTTAGAAAGTTATGACTATGCAAACAAAATTGCCTCTGAGTAAAATACCAACAATAGAATTACCACCTATTAACAAAATAGAGACTATATCTATACCTTTACCTGAAGCTAATGTCCCATACTATATTCCAATGGTTGTACCTCCAAGTGACTTACAAGCAGAGGATGAAATAGAAGGAGAAGCATCAGAAGAAACAGATAAACCGGTAGTACAACCGGGAATAAAAAATATAGATATACCTTTTACAGATAAACAAATGCCAGTTCCCGAGCCTGAAATCTTGGTAACTGCAACTACAACTGCGGTTGTATCCGTAGCAGCCACTCTTACAGCAACCGCAGCATTTAAATGGGTTGTAACTGCAATGAAACCTATACTTAAAACAACATGGAAGAAGATAAGGTCATCAAAGGGCAACCAAAAAGTTTCCTAAAAAAACTAAAAGAAAATGTGGACGATCACGAAGAACAGATGGCAATACTCGGTGCAGCAGTGCGCCTTGGAGTTGTTATCTGGAGTGGATTTATTATTACCTTAAGTTATGTCGAACTGCCAATGATTAAAAAGTCAGCTACAGCAGGCGATATCACGTTCGTAGCCTCGATTTTTACGGGCGCACTTGCCACGTTCGGTTTGTCTACGGGAAACGGTAACGGAAAAAGAAACGGAAACGGCGAAACTAAACCAAAACCAAAAGCATGAAAAAATTAATTCTGCTTTTAGCTCTGTTATCACCCAGCATAGCTAGAGCCAACACAGTTACTCCTCAGTTCACAACAGGGAGTATGACCTCAAATACAGTCACAACTCAGACTATAAAAGAAGTCACAAAAAAAGAAGTGATGGGTGCTGCTGTAAATACATGGTCAGGCACTAACGTTACTGCTGATGCAGATATTGCCGGTACAGGTACTAAATTCTCCATCAAAGACGACACAAAAGCTTGGCAGTTAGAAACAACTTCTAGAGCTGCGGGAATTATAGAAAAATGGGATGTCACCACAGATTATACAATCAACTCCACTACAAATACCTTCTCTGTCTTCTCACAATAGGCAGTCCGGTATTTGCAGAAGAAGTCAATAATAATAGCAATCCTGTGGCTGCTGCCACTGGAAATGTAACTAATCAAGCCGTCCAATTTCAAAATAATGGAGCACCTTCGAGACAACAATTTGCTCCGGGAACTTCATGTAATGGAAGCACTATGACGTTTAGTCCATTTTATATGGGCAATGATACGGCACCTGAAACTGAAGACGGATATGTAAAAAATGAGAACTGGGGGTTTCAAATAAATTTCTCAGTTCCATTAAATAGAGATTTAACAAAACAATGTGAGCGTATTGGTGCATTACATGAACGCAATATGAAACTCTCACAAGAAATGACTCGTGCACTGAAATGTGCCGAACTAATGCGTAAAGGATTCACCTTTCGCCCACAGACAGACTCGGCAAAATTATGCCAAGACGTCGTACCTATTCAATTAACTAAAAAAGAAAAAACAAATTAAACTATTCTAATGAGCACACTAACACTACAATGGGAAAGAGAAGCTAAAGCTAAAGTAGCCGCAGCTAAAAAGAAAGCACCTAAAACTAAAGCTAAGAAAGAGGAGGTTAAATAATGTTTGCACTTATTAAACCACTTGTACTTACAGGATTAAAAAGCGACAAGTTTAAAAAGTTTGTAGTTGAACTACTAGAAAAGCTAGTAGAGCAGAGTGATAATGAGCTAGACGATAAAGCTCTAGCAATCGTAAAAAAAGGCTTAGGTCTATAAATGGAAAAACCCACCCGTTGGATAATAGATAATTTCTTACCAGAAGATGAGTTAAAGGAAATTGAAAATCTTATATATAGTCAAGAATTTCCTTGGAATACTATGAATGCTGTCTATGAAAATGATCCAGATAAAAGATTGGTTCATTTATTATATAAGGAGAGTTTTACAAGTAAATACTACACAAACTTCTTCCCTATATATAGAGAAGTAAGATCTGACTATCTTATAAAAGTTAAGATAAATTTAGATATTAAACAAGG